AAGCCGATCTCTCGGCTTGAAGATTCTTTTTACAATGTAAAATATATTAAACACGAATAGTTTTTAAGGTTATTGACGTAATTTCTTTTCTGTATTTATCGTATAAATCAGCGTGATCTTCTTGAAACCACTTACTATCAAATCTTTTTGATAATATTTCTGATACCTCTACCATTATTTTAGATTTCTTATGGCTGAACAATTTTTTCTTTTTGCCATCTAATTTATCTAAAATAAACTTTCTTCTTAAAGTATGTATTTTCTTAACTTGTTTAAGAAGTTCGTCATCTCTAGCGTGTTCTGAAACTATTTGTCCCAAAGACTTTTTTTCAAAACTTTGCATTTGTTTTTGTTCTTGACTATTCATTTTGTTATCCTTTTGTTAGTGTTGAACATAAGAATTATTTATCTTATTATTTTGGGATAATCAAGAAATATTTTAATTTATTTGTGTTCATAATGGGTCAAGCCCATTGAGGTTTTTTAAAGATTAGTTTCTAGAAACCCCCCAACGCCATCGCTGTTTTATGACTTGACCCACTTTTGTTCATTTTGGGTTTACCAAAGAACAAAACTTGTACTTACCAAGAACAAGAGTAGACAACTTTATTTCCCTTGTCTAATTCTGTGAGTACCCAATCGCAAAATTCCAAATCTTGCTTTTCATACTCTTTGACACTCTCTTCTTGGAATTGATGACCCCAAAAGAAACCACCATCACAGAAAGAATTATGATAACCATTTTTAACTTCTTCTCGAAGTTTTTTGATAATGGCACTATCTAATTCAAGTTCTGCTGATCCATTAAACTCTTCTGCGTTTGGGTTACGTTGATAAAAAACATTTTGCATAAACGTTTGTAGTCTTGCGTGTTTTCGCCAAACAAACCCATCACGTTGAGGTTTATATTCATCAGAATAAACTTGATCAAAGTCTATTTTTTTATTTC